TTCTGCTGTGTAGTTAGCAGACTCTGGGTTTCCACCTGAACCTGGGGCTGTGTTAGCCTTAACAGGAACTTCAACTTGTGAAGCAGGAACGCCTACAGATGTTGATGTGGTGTAAGTACCAGATGCAGCCAACTTACGAACCTGTGTGGTTTCGATGAATACTACGTCGTATAAACGACCAATTTCACCTAGCATGAAGTTACCTGGTGCAGCGTATTTTGTTACTTCGATAAACTCTGGGTTTGAACGAAGGTCACGAGACTGCTTAGGGTTAACAAACATTACGTAAGTTTCACCTAAACGAGGAATGTTCTTACCAGCAAGGGTAAGAGCAGCATCCTTAATTGCACCTGTGGTCAACTTGTATGCGCCATCAAGGTCAGCGATAGATGTTGCTGCTGTACCTTCAGCGTATGTGTTGAAAGTTGTTGCTGCTGTGTAGCCTGAACGGTCATAACCAAATACTGCAGAAGTTGCTGCAGATAGTGTGTTACGAGCCTGTACATCTAGGTACTGTGCCATGTGGCGACCTAGAAGACGTGAGGCTGAAGCCATTACATCGTCAAATGATGCATTCAAAAGAAGTTCAGAAACTGCTACTGCGTAGCCGTGTTCTGCAACTGTGATTGCGATTTGTTCTGCTGTAAGAGCATTAGTTGTCATACGAACACCTTCAGTAAGAGGTGTTGCGTCTACAGCGAAGTTCTTGTAACGAAGGAAGTTCACACGAAGACCAGGTGCTACACCTAGTTCAGTCTTCTTAACTGCAAACTGTTCAAAACGAAGAATTGGCATTGCTTGGAACAAGATTTCCTTGCTCCAAATTGTTTGGATTGCTTGATTCAGACTGCTATTTGAGCCTGAGTAAGCGGTTGGGGCAGTAGCGAGTTGCCCTGTACCTGTAATTGCACTTGCCATTTAGGTCAAGTCCTTTCCTAGTAGTTGTTTGGGATTAACCGAACAGTCCCTGACCACGATTGCTTGCTGCAGTGCCAAGTAATTTGGCTCTTTGTTTCGCATAGTCTGCCATTGACATATCCCTGACCGAATCAGGTGTGTACGAAGTTTGTTCCGAGTCATTATCGAGGGGTCCTGAGGCTGGAGCCGTAATTCTTGTTCCAGCCATTTGCTGCTTTGCGGATTGCATTGCTGCTTGTGCAGATGCAAGAATGCTTGCGGATTTTTCCTTAAGCAATGAGATGCTCTGCTCTACCTCATCTTTTGAATTTCCTTGAATCAAATCAATTAGTTCAGGAACAATAGTATCTCGTTCTTGCTCTAATCTTTGAGACCGATAATTCATAAGTTCTGCAAATTGACGTTCTTTTTCAAGAAGCGCAAAAGCCTTTTCTCTCTCAAGACGTTCAGTATCTAATTGAGCCTGAAATTCTTGCTCCTTCTTAGCGAGGAGTTCTTTCACAGACAATTCTTCTTCTGCTTTTTGCTTTTGCTTTGCTTCTTCTTCGGCTTTCTTTGCTGCTCGTGCTGCGGCTTTTTCTGCCTCACGTGCTGCATCATCTTCTGCTTTCTTTTTCAAGGAAGCAAGTTCTGCTTTCATTTTTTCCAACTGTGGGTATACCTTGGCTTTTTCTTGTTCACGAGCCTTTGCTAAATCATCGGCTGTGTAAGATGTTGCCATTGCTTCACCACTCACTTCTGGAGTTTCAACTGTAGTTGGAACTTCCATCACTTCTTGCTGGTTATCCATTGTAATCACCTATATTTTCTGGGTCATTGTCCGAATGCCTTGCGGCGTGCCACTTGGTTTTAACAAGACAATTGCATATCATTTTTATGAAAATGTCTCGCTATAATCTGATTATTTATCAGAATTTTTTATTCCCTGTCTACTGCTCTCCTTTGTGGAAGTTTAGTTCCATAGGCTTCAGTGACAAGTTTATTTCGTATATCAGCCTCTGCCATTTGCTCAAGGCCTTCCATCTGCTGTTGTGCAGGGTCTTTAACTTTTTCCTCTGTAGGAGCGCCTTCTACTCCATCTCCCATAACATCACCATTACCCTGTTCCGTTGGTCGCATGGGTATAGCAGACCTACCCTCAGGTCCACGCATCATGCCCGTCATATCCATACTGGCTGTTTGATCATGAATTTTAACAAGTTGTAAAGCGCCATCAGCCTGTGCATCATCACGAAGTTCTTGACGAATCTCTTGTAGTTTCTCCTCTGGGAACTCTTCGCCTAGTTGACGCAAAGCGCCTTCTTTAGATTCAAGACCCATACCAAGTTTAGTTTGAATTTCATTTAAAACAATTAATTTATCTAATGGAAGTGGTTGTGGGAACTGCACATAATTTTGATAAGAAAGAGGGTCATTAGGGTCTAGTTGAGGTAATTGACCTGGTTTGATTGGTCCGTCTTCTTCTGGATTGTAAATAAATGTTTGAGGTTCTTTAATTGCTAGTGTGCGTAAAACAAGTTCATTAATCTTTTCAATGCCATTACCGTACTGTGCAACTTTCTGTGACCAACGATTCATCAGTGGTTGATACTGAATAGAAAGTGCTACACCTGAAGTATTTGAAATAGGTTGAACTTGTCCCAGTGCGGTTTCTGGGATGTTCATGATTTCATGCATTGAGCGCTTTAGAAGTTCTAGATACTTTAAGGCTCCGTCAATGCCTTGAGCACCACCTTCTAAGTTGAAAACCTGAGCATCTTTTGGAAGACCGCCCCAGACTTTCTTTGCACCCTTTTCAAGATTAGAGGCTTTAGCACCAACAATAACTGTCACAGGGGAAGCGTGATAGTTAATGATGTCTGCTATGTCAGTTGATATTTCGTTATAGGCTCGGTTTATTGTGATGATGTCGTGTGCGTCTGCGAGACCCCACGGTGAACCTGAAACAGGAACATTAGGTATGTGAACTACAGGAATTACGCCAAGTGGATTTGGGCGTGAATCAATTAGTTCATCGTTTACGTACTCTTCAATAGTGTCGTCAGTAAGAATTTCAGTGTAAGTAAATACTTGTCGAGTACCTTCTAGAGATGTTCCCCAAAAACGATACTTCTGTTTAAAACGAAGAAGACGTGTTCTATCATGTGGGTGAAATTCAGGGAAACAGAAAGAAGAGTTCATAGGAAGAATACGAACACGACCAGGATGTAGTAATCCTGCAGAATCTGTCCAAGGCTCTTCATATGCAATTTTTATAAAACAATCGCCTGTAATTCCGCCTTGCTGTGCCATTTCAAGTAACACACGCATTTTGTCATTATCTACTTCCCAAACTCGTTCTAAACGGTCTGGAACAATTGCTTCCGTTGCTTTAGGTGAACGAAAGTGAATACCTTTTCCAAAAACAAATCGTGCTAAAAAATCGTTAAATGCTCTGTAATAATTAACTGCAATTTGCATCTCACCTTGCTCACGGCGATAACCCCAGTGATGTCCTAGGTACATAGCCCAGTTAAGTGAATAACGGTTTAATCGAGGACCGTGAACCTCAAATTCTTCATCAGCAAGTTCTACTAGTCCTAAAGGAGAAATAGAAATAGTTAAGTCAGATGATGCCGCTCTATACGACGGCGGACTAAAGTCCAAAAATGACATTACTTCTTGCCTTTATCTTTTTTAGTAGATTTTTTATCGTCTTTTTTAGTTAAACGTTTTTTTTGTAATTTGTTTTGTTGTTTCTTTTGTTCCATTTTTTTACGACGGTCTTGTTCCGTGGTCTCAATAAACTGTCCGCCTTTTTCAACATAAGTTTTGTGTACCCAATGTGATGCACCAGGATTTGGATAGTTAGAATATTTTGCTTTTGCCATAGCAACAATTGTGTTCCACAAATTTAAGTTTGCTGGTTTTGATGCCATTATCTATATCCTCCCAGATGCAACCTAGTCCCGCCCCACACAATAGTGTAGAGGCGGGACGGTGTCTTAACTAAATTAATCGTTTACTACGGTTGCTGACTGACGTTGTGTACGTCCACCTGAACGAGCAACTGTCTCAAATGTTTGAGCAGCATAATCGTTGTAGGTACCATGAGCGAATTCACCTAAGAATGTTGGTGCTTCTACCCATGAAGCAGAACCTACGTGAGCACGCTCTGCTAATGTTTCTGCAGCAGGTTTCTCAAATACGTTTGCGTTGTGGTTTGGGCGACCTGGTGCTGGTTCATAACCTTGCATCATGCCCTTTTGGAAATCGTTTGGAACATCAGTATCTGTTGCAATACCTTCTTCGAAACGCAGTGGTCCACGACGAGTTGCATTTCCTGCACCTTTACGTTCGTAAACCTGTGGTGCACGCTCTGGAAATTGAGGTGCTGGTGAGATTGTCATATTGACTCCTTAAGGATTAAATTGGGAAAGGCCTTTTCCTTGGTAATAGTTTCCACCCTTTTTGTCATTCTGTGTTGTTTAACTACCAAAAAAAGGATTACTAGAGGCAACCACCTCAGGCATTACTAAATCTTGGGTTAAAGCACAGGCAATCGATAAAGAGTCTACAAAGTCATCGTGAGCATAGGATTCATCTGGGGCTGCTACAAGAAAATTAGGACCTTTATATTGAACCTCGGCATCTACCATTTGTTGATAGAAACGCTTCCATGTTCTTAGGCGCCGTGTTTTTGCATGAGCAGGCCAAGAAACCATTTCTCTTTGAATTAACGCTTGTAAATGTTTCCAACGTTTTGATTGTTCACTTGGGCTAGATGTTATTGGCATTACCTCTGCTCTAGGTAATAAAAGTTTTAATCTTTGAGCAACAGCATCACCAACACCGTTGGCATCTACACCAACAGCCAGTACATCGTAGTTCTCAAGAAAATTAACAATTTGATAGTACTGCTCTTCCCAATCATCACCTTGCATCTCTAACCAATTAAGAACTCTGTGGTCAAAATAACCAAACTCATCTGGTCTATCCCAGTCAACCCAAACAACAGTCACAACAGTGGAGTCAGTCTTACGTGCAGGGTCAATACCAACAACAACTGGAGTTTTATGCCAAGACTTAACTAGTTCTTGAGATGTGTCACCTAATTTATCCATAATGGTTGAAGTAACAAACATTCCTCTTTCTAATAGCCATTTACAGTTATATGACATTTGAAATTCGTCTGAGTCTTCTCCAATACGAAGAATTTCTTTTCTAATAAACTTTTCATAATTTGGATTAAATTTTGCAACTTCTTTCCAATCCCACTGGAAATGATTTTGCCTCGAACCACGTCCTGTTTGACGTCTACGGTTCATTTGAATAGCGCGATAGAAATTGTTTTTACTTGTTGTAGGAGTTCCTGTTTTTACCATTGTTCCCGCATAATATGCAAGCATTGGAGAAATAGATTTAGAAACAACAAAGTCATCTGCTTCTTGGCACTCATCAATAACAATTAGATGGAAAGACTTAGATTCAATTTTTGCACGAGGGTTAGCAGTCATCATTGTGATGGTAGACCCTGATTTTTTAAGTTTA